ACATCGCATCTTCCGCTAAAACTAATTGTTTCCAAATACGACGAGCCTTTTCTAACATTGATGTACCATAAGGTAATTTTCTATCATCACCAAGTAATCTGAAGTGAGCGATCTCCCAAGTATTAAATTCCATATCTTTTACTTTCCAATGGAATCTTAATCCTTTATCGTTTGGATTCGGGGTTGAATTTACGGTTCTTGATTCCATACCTCTTTCCAATCTTTCAATTTCAATATTAGGTAATTGGATACATCCCGTAACTCCTTTTTCCGTATCTAATTTCAGGTAAACGAAATTGTCACCGTATTTACAAGTATTTCTAACCCACATAGGTAAGTTAGTATTGATATCTAAGTTGTTAACAAATAAATCAACCAAGATACTTTTAATTCTTTTTGATTCAGAGTAAATTTGTAATAAGTAACCATCCTGATTAGGTGTAGTAGATTCTTCAGAATAAATGTCTAATGCCGTTGATATCTCAGGAGTATACTCCATTGATTCATAATCATAGAATGACGCAATTCTATTTGGTTCATAATAAATTGCTTGGGTATAAAGATTATTTTCAATCTTAGCCCATTGATTGTTTAAGAATAACGTTTGTTGAAGTTGTAATTTTTCTTTCTCAAACTCTCTCTTATCTGTAGTTTTAAGTATAACCTGTTTATCCAACTTATATGTGGGATAATCCATTCCTAATAACGAGTTAGGCCCAAAAGTTTTTGATAACTTCTGCCATATCGTTAAATCATTAACGTTATTATTATTATTATTGTTGTTATTATTACTATTATTTTGCTCCATATTAAAAATTTAATAATTTTTTGTCAATACTAAACATTTCACTCATTTTACTTTTTGTCATTGTTAGGTTGTTGACCATTACTTTTATCCCCCTTACTATTAAATGAAGGGTCGTTTACTTTCACACTATAAATAGGTTGACCAGTGACGACAAGTCTTGATCCACCAATTATATTACCCGATTTTTTTCTTGACGTAAGTCCCATATCTATAAATATTATCTATTACCGAATAACCAATTATATTTAATATAATCATCTTTTGATGGTCCAGCATCTCTTGACCACCTATCATTTTTTACATTACCATTTGGAATAACTGGATCAAAATGTGTTTGTTGTCTTGCCGTACTATCATTAACAACTGTCCAAGATTCCAACATTATTTTTGTTCTTTCAACAACTTTTTCTAATTTAGTGAAAGATGATTCTCCAACATATATTGCCATGGAAATACCCATGATAAGGTCATCATGTTGTCCTCTTTGGTGATCAGGTCTACCATTAACGTAGATAAATGTGTTCATTTCATTGTATAACCTAACACTACGTATCTTAAACTTATGTCTTACATATTCCTCAAATGACGCAATAATTTGTACACGTTTATTGTTAAAATTTAATCCCGGTATTTTTTCTGCTAATTTTGAATTATATGACCAAATATTTGTTTGATCAATACCTTCAACATATAGGTTTTTGTATCCAAGTTCCTGTAGTTTTCTAACGGTGGTAATTCCCATACCACCTGTTATATCCACAACAACAAATGCGTTATACATCATACCCCATTTATATGCAATTTCGGCAAGAGCGTCAGGTGGTATTTTACCAACATATTCAAATACTTGTTCTCTCTCATCAAAATCTATAATTTGTATAGACGAAAAGTCTTCACTATCCCCACGAGAAACGTCCACACCCATAATGTATTTGTGTTCAGGTATAGGTTCTTTCCACATCCATAATGAATTACCCATAAGTTTACCTGTGGGATCCATAATAGTATTATCTTTAATATATTCTAATTGTGTATTCTCAAATACGTTATCACCCGAACCTAAAAATTCACAATTTAACTCTTGGTTAATCTTTCTCTTATCGTATTTAAGTTTTTTAACCATTTTCTCATACCAAGTAGAACATGGTTTATAACCTTTTTTAAAGTAGTCATCTAACTCCTTATAATTTCTGTGGTATGGGTTAATATGTTCAAACGATATGTGTTTACTGAGGTCGTGTTCTTCTTTATTTAAAAGATATTTAACTAAATCCTCAGTCGGAACCAAATATAAATCTTTTGAATATCTTGGATCTCGGTACCAAAACATCTCAGAGATTTTAAAATTATTCATTCCTTTTAATGCCTGATCATATATTTCATAATAAATTGGATCGTATCCATTTGGTGTTGAAACCACAATTACCTTACCCCCTGTGGATAAGGACGCCATACAAGCCGCCCAAAAGTCACTGTCGGCTTCAATAAACGCCGCCTCGTCAAATACAAGTATTGTAGGGGTAAAACCACGCAAGGCATCTTTTGATGTCGCTACCGCCTTTACCTCAGATCCATTTGTTAATTTATAATGTTTTTGTGAATTTTTATCATTTGAGAATCCTGATCCAACCCAATTTGGCCATTGATCAACAAACGCACGTATCTTATTTGCCATCTCCATAGATGTATCCAATTTATTAGCGATAATAAGGATTTTTTCAGGTTGTGTTTTTTTGGCAAATACTAATTTTTTTGATATCCATGCCGCAGTTACGGTGGATACACCCGCCTGACGATATTTTAGTGCAATATTCTCTTCATATTCCTCATAGTCATTTAATAACGATATCTGATCGGGAAATAACTCCAATGGTACGTATTTTGAAACTGTGTTATCGTATGTCTGTAAATATGTTTTTAATGCGTATGGAGTATCTTTCATACACTTTACGTATTCTAACATTACCTGTTCTTTAGTTAAACCCATAAGACATTTCTATATAAATATCAAAACCCCCAGTTATTTTCATAAAAGGGGGTTTTAAGTATTTGTAGTTTAGTTTAGAAACCTAATTTAGACAAGATATCGTCATCCTCATCTTCATCATCATAGTCATCACCTCTATCTTCTTTAAACTTCTTATAGTCTTCTTTAGCCTTAACTAATAACTCATTGAATTTTCGTTTTGCTTTATTGTTATCACTTGGGTTTTCAGATACAACATTTGCCATAATTTCTTTTAAGAATTCTTCAGCAGGAACTGCGTAAAGTAATCTTTCAAAGAATGGTAACAAATCTCTGTTTTCAACATTAACCGTTAGGTCATCAGGTAATAAGAATCTTAATTTTGTAATTAATTCACCACCAACTCTAAATTGCATTGGTTCATTTGAAAATACATCTGTTTGACCCATTACATCCTGAGCTTTCCCCGGATCCATTCCTCTCCATTGTTCTCTTGTTGGGATCGCAGCAAAACCTTTAACTAATTCGTGTAATAAGATTGGGAATATAAGTCCATTGGCGATAACCATATCTCTATCTTCGTCATCACCATCCTCCTCAACACCCGATGAACCCGCTGCATTTCCGCCCATAGCTTCAATCAAGTCTTCATCTGTAAAATACATTAAGTCATTTGCCGACATAATTTTATTATAAAGTGGGTAGAAACGAGGGTCAATTTCATCTAATCTATCTTTAAATGCTTGAAACGCAAATTGACCTTTTTTACCTTTACCTTGAATAATCGCGTTAATAACGTTTCTTTTTTCAACCTCAAGTTGAAACTCCTCTTGTGGTGTTAATTCATCAACATCAAATGAGAAATTTGCCGGAATTTCAAATTCAGGTTCCTCTTCCTTTTCCATTTGGAATTGGTTAGGATTAATTTTTTCTTCATTTAAGAACGTTAATACATTAACAAATTCAAATTTGTATTTTGTACCAGCACCTCGTGATAGTTCTTTTTCTACCATTCCTTCATCAATTGCATCTTCTAAGGTTTTACTATATGGTAACCAACCTTCTTCCTTTGCTGCAATTTCTAAAGCCAAATCTTTTAATTCGTCTTTTTTAGGACCTTCAAGTCTCATAACCTCTTGTACGGCTTTCATCTGTTCCACTTGAATACCGTATTTAACTCTTTGGTCTGTAATGTTAATACTTTTGTTTGGTCTACCTTGATCGTCAACAATACCATAATAACGTTTAACGTAATCAACAATATCTTTAAATCTGGTAGATGTCATTTTTTCAACATCTGATGTACCACCTTTAAACGCCTTATTTTTACCGTATAAGTTTTTTTCAGGGTCCTCAATATTACTTTGAGTTTTTGGGTGCATTCTTTCAGGATAATCCCCATAATCAACAGGAGCTTCATTAATAACCTTATTAATTAAATGTTGTATATATTTATCTTTCATTTTTATTTAGTTAAAGCCTGTTTAATTAATCCAATAAAATCCGTTTTCATTTCATCCTTAGTCTTTTTTTGTCCTCTTGGTTTTTCTTTTGTACCAGGGTTTGGATTTTTAAATGGGTTATCTCTTCTTTTTGGTGGGGTTTTAGTTCCCGGCTCTTTTACAGGAGCTTCTTTAGTGTTTTCACCCATATCTTTTCTATGACCTCTTGGTTTTTCTTTTGTACCAGGGTTAGGATTTTTAAATGGGTTATCCCTTCTTTTTGGTGGGGTTTTAGTTCCCGGCTCTTTTACAGGAGCTTCTTTAGTGTTTTCTTCCATTGTTCCCATAATTGGCATTCCCATTGTTGGTCTTTTCATACGTTTCATTTCAATTCCCGATTCTTTTGAAAACATAGTATTTTTTAATGGATTTTTCAATAGCATAGATGACTCTTGTGATTTTTCGTTAATTGTACGAATTAAGTCACCTTTACTCATTTTAGGATTAATATTTTTCTCAATCAATCTAATGATACTTTCTTCTATGAATTTTTCATTAGATTCATTTTTTTCTTTTTTCTCAGGTGTTGTTTCATAGTTAGTTTCTTTAGAAAATTCTTTTGCCCATTTACACCATTTTTTTTCCGTTTTTGTTTTACCACTACCACATCTTGCGTAGAATAATCTTTGTTGTGATTTTGATTCAAATTTTTCTTCAAGATACATACCATCACGGGTATAACCTGGATCACTGTTAACATTTATCGTATCATCTTCTGAAACTTCCATAGTACCGGGAGCAGCATTTGCAACAGGTTTTAAACTTATTTGTGTTTGACCTGGTTTTACAGGAACAACACCACCTTTAGGATCAACAGTAGTTACAATTTTTTGTGTTTGTGTTACTTCTTCTTTATTTTCTTCTTTAGAAATTTTTTCAGATAATACTCTTACCTGAGCTTCATTTAATCTCGCAATAGTGTCAAACTTAAATCCGTGAGATAATAGATTTAAAACGTGATCTTTAGATTTCATACTCCACTTTTTTTTCAAATTCAAGAACGATATCTCGTTCATATAGTTTATCTTTTACATCTTGTTCTGAATCACCAAATTTAAAAACTAATCTTTTGGTGATTGAAAAGTCAATGTCATTATTTTCTTTTTCCCATCCTAACGCCAATACTCCATCCATTGAATCTATAACTGAAAAAACATCAGAATCTTGAACCAATTCCAATGTTATTTCTCCATTAATTAAAACTCCAACTCGTTTAATGTATTCAACATCAGGGGGAAGTGGGTAACCATTTGCAGGTTTTGATTCCCAATTTTCACCCCAAACTTCTAAAATATCTGAAAATATAAATTCATAAAGATTGTCTCCCTTATAGTTAGGGCCCATACCATTTATGTAAATTAATTTATTCATATAACTTGTCCGTTTGGTGTAATTCTAAATTCTTTAATTCCTTCTTTAAATACCAAATTTTTCTTAACGGTAGCACCAACTAAAATTGCTTTTGGATTATTTTCCATAAACTTCAAAGATGCTCTTTCCTGTTTAATTGATTCAGATAATCTATAAACTTCTTTTTCGTTAATTTTCTTTAAACTTTGTTTTTGTTTTTCTTCTTTTAATAATTTTTCAGTTTTGTCAACCGCGAAATAATTTGAGATGATTTTATCTACTTTAGATTCGGTGAAAAGATCTTCAAATGTTTCTTCATCATCATATCTTCTAAGTTTTCCTCTTGACCCATGTCTTGGGTAATCGTAATCATCCTCATATTCATCATATTCTTCGTCGTCAAATTCATTCATTAAATTATCTGACATTTTTGATGTGTATGCCGCTCCAAGATAATCGTTATACGCATCTCCAAGATTATCATAACCTTCACCAACTTCAGCTTCAGGTTCTGTAACTTCGCCTTCCATACCTTCACCTTCGGTGTCCATTTCTTCACCTTCCATACCTTGTTCTTCATTATCAACTTCTTCTTCCTCACCTTCTAATCTTGAAATAATATCTTCCACATCGTCTTCTTCTAATGTGGCTAAGTCAAGTGCAGATAAAATTGAGTTGATAACATATTTTGTATCATTTGAAGTCATTTCTTCTGCTCCCGAATAAGTTCTAATTTTTTGAGCTAATTTTCCTGTAAGTTTTTGGATTACTTTAAATGTTACTTCTTCTTCTTTACCACCCATATTTTCATCAGACATTGGTTCTTCCTCAGGTACTGGAATTTCTTCAGGTACAGGAACTTCTTCAGGTGATGGTGCAGGTACTGCGTTTGGATCAGGTGCTGGTGCAGGTACAGGTGCAGGTGAGGGTAACAACGCAGGATCACCTTGTTCTTCCATTGGTTGGGGAACTGTTGGTGGAGCCGCAACAGGAGGTGCTGCAACAGGAGGTGCCGCAACAGGAGGTGCTGCAACAGGAGGTGCTGCAACAGGAGGTACCGCAAGTGTTGTTGTGGTAGTTGTTACAGGTTGTTTAGATGTGGAAATTACGTATTTAGTGTCTTTTTTTTTTTCGTCCCCTTCAAAAAGAGAGGTTCCACTTTCGTTACCGTGTAGTTGATTGAACTCCCTTGCCATCAAGTTCATTTTCTTCAACGCTTGTGAATAAGATGAATAATATTTTCTATTTTTCATCGGTTCTATATATTCAGAAACAGATTCAGATATTGTTTGTTTAATAATATATCCTTGTCTTTCTTTAATAATTTCATATGTGTTACCGTCAGCCAAAGACAATTTATATTCAGATGATTTATCTTCATTTACTGGCGTTGGGATATTTTCGTTGTATCTCGCAATTTCCATAATTCTACGGATCTTGTCCATACCTTCTAATTTTTCACTTCCAACAGGTTTTAATCCTCCCATAGTATATTTGTTTTTAAAATATTATTTTTCTATATAAATATAGCAATATTTAGGTTTATTTGTTGATTTATTAAATTATTGTTTCATAGATAATTTGTCATCAAGTATTTTAGATGACAAATCATGTAATTTTTCTATGTAACCATTTCTCCTTAGAATTTTAAAGACCAAATTTTCTGTTGAAAACTCACCCCCTTTTTCTAATCCACAAGTTCTAAATTTTTTTAACTTGTCTTTATATTTTTGAATTTGTTCTTTTGCCGTTTCAACATCATCATCTTTAATGGAATCTATTAGAGTATCAATGATGTCCATCCATTGTTTTGATTTTTGTTGTAATAATTCTTTATCTAATGAAACATTTTCTTTTTTAGGTTCATTTGACCACTCGTTAAATAACACAGAATAAACCCCACTACTAAAATGTGTCTCACTTTCATTCTGTACATATAGTTCAACTTCATAATTAAAGATTGTGATATCATGTTTTTGATTGAATATCATTTTCTTTAAATTAAAAAGTTTTTCGTAAAGTTCTACTTGATTTTCAGGATATTGATTGAAGTCTGCAACTATGTGTAAATCAAAATCAGAATATTTTGACCAGTTATAATTAGATAAAGATCCTGTAAGGATAATGTCCGTTACAATAATATCAACACCTAAAAAATCTATGAATTGATATGAGATCTCAAGTAATTTTTCTCTTACCTGAGATTTCATTTTAAATCCATTACCATCTTTTTCCCAAACCTTAGGGTTAAGATTGTCCTGCATTTTGAAACTTTTAATTAATTCACTATCCATTATATATAAATACAACGTTATTATAAATTAACCTAGTTTCTTGTACTTGTATTTTTTTGCGATTTGGGTATTAAAGTAATTACCTTGTGATTGGGCACTTCTGAATTCAGTGTATGACTGATGGGGAACATCATCGTATTCGTATTTCATACCATTTTTAAATTCTACCACCAATTTTTTTGTTGCGGTATCATATTCAGTTTTTACCAAGTTAGATGATTGAACCTCGTTCAAAATTTTTGTTCCAACATATTCTTCTTTTAAAATTGCCATAATTTTTTATTTTAAATATATTTCCATAAAATAAAAAATCCACCCTTTTGGGGTGGATATTAATTATTTTAACTTCTTTATCTCATCACGATATTGAATACACTTCTCAAAATCTTGATTCTTAATTGATTCATCTAATTTGGATTGTAATTCAGAAATCTTTTCTTTATTTTCCTCCAATTTCTTTATCTTATCCCGTAACTCCACGGCTTCCTCAAAATTCTGATCCTCAATTGCCAAATTTAATTTTTCTTTTAAATTGTGTAATTCATTACTTTTACCTCTAGTCATGTAAGTATAAGTAAAAGACCCATCTGGGGATTTATAGGTTTCTTTGGTCCATTTTTTATCACCTAAATTAAAACCTGTTCCTTCTGAGAACATTTCATTAAAAATTTTATCAAAATCTCTAAAATTAAACATATTATTATTTTTTTATGGTTTATTATTTTTTCACTTTTAACTAAATATATGCCAAAACATAAAATATGTCAATATGTCAGTTAATAAAATTTTTATATGACAATTTGTCAAAATGTATACTTTTTAAAATTGGTTTACTACTTTTTAAGAAAACAAAAAGATATGATTGAATTTATGGATGAAGGTTCTAAATCTAACAAGAAAACTGATGGTGGAACTCCAGTGTTAGATAACTTTAGTAAGGATTTAAATAAATTGGCAAGTGAAGGAAAATTAGACCCCGTAATTGGTCGTGAAAAAGAAATTTTTAGAATTGCCCAAGTATTGTCCCGTAGAAAGAAAAATAACCCAATAATCATTGGAGAACCAGGTGCTGGTAAAACGGCAATTGTTGAAGGTCTCGCTATGATGATACATAATGGTGAATGTCCAAAAAATCTATCTGATAAAAGAATCATATCTTTGGATATTAACTCCGTTGTTGCGGGTACAAAATATAGAGGTCAATTTGAAGAAAGAATGAAGATTATCATTGAAGAACTTCAGGCCTCACCAAATATCATCATCTTTATTGATGAAATTCACACAATTGTTGGAGCTGGTAATAGTTCAGGTTCATTAGATGCATCCAACATATTTAAACCGGCATTGTCTCGTGGTGAGATCCAATGTATTGGGGCAACTACTTTAGATGAGTATCGTAGAAATTTTGAAAAGGATGGTGCGTTAGAAAGAAGATTCCAAAAGATCGTTGTTGACCCATCTTCCAAAGAAGAAACATTTGAAATACTTAAACAAAGTAAGGGGAAATACGAAGAACATCATAAAGTTTATTACACCGATGAATCATTACGTTTATGTGTGGAATTGGCAGATCGTTATATTACCGATCGTGAGTTTCCAGATAAAGCGTTTGACATTTTAGATGAGGTTGGGTCAAGAATGCAAATTGACATTAAACTACCTGAAATTATTGAAAAACTAAAACAAGAAGCTCAAGATATCAAAAAAGAAAAAGTTGACGTAATCAAAAAACAAAATTACGAACAAGCCGCAGAACTTAGAGATAAGGAACGTAAAATTTTGAAGGATTTAGACGCTGAAAAGAAAAAATTTGACGAAGAACTTAAAACAAGTAAACGTGGGATCCCTGATGGTTTAATTTATGAGGTGGTGTCAAATATGACTAAAATACCTGTAAATAAAATTAATATTGACGAAAAGAATTCTTTGGTTAATTTAGAATCAACATTAAACTCCAATGTAATTGGACAGGAAGATGCGGTTGGTAAAATTTCAAAATCAATTAGAAGAAATCGTGTGGGGATTAAGGATCCAAATCGTCCAATCGGATCATTCATATTTTTAGGGTCAACAGGTGTCGGTAAAACATTCTTGGCAAAACAATTGGCTAAAGAAATCTTCGGAAGTGTAGATAGCCTTATCCGTGTTGATATGTCTGAATACCAAGAGAAACATACAATCTCAAGATTGATTGGATCTCCTCCAGGATACGTCGGTCACGAAGAAGGTGGTCAACTTACAGAACAAGTTAAAAACAAACCTTACTGTGTGATTTTATTTGATGAGATTGAGAAGGCAAATAAAGACATATTCTCAACACTATTACAAATGTTGGATGATGGTCACTTAACTGATGGGTTGGGAAGAAAAATCAATTTTAAGAATTGTTTGATCATTATGACATCTAACATTGGGGTTAAAAAATTACAAGACTTCGGAACAGGGGTTGGATTTAAAACAAGTAACTCAAGTGATGTTGTTCAGGAAGAGAAAAAACGTGATATTCTTAAAAAAGAACTTAGTAAATTTTTCGCACCTGAATTCTTAAATAGAATTGACGATGTGGTTATTTTTAACTCTTTAAATAAAGATAATATTGATAAAATTGTAAAATTAGAAATTGATATTTTAGTTAAACGATTAAAATCCATGAAATACAATTTCACGTATGAAGATTCAGTAATTGATTTGATTTCTAAAGTTGGTTTTGACGAGGTGTTTGGAGCAAGACCAATAAAAAGAGCAATTCAAAATAAAATTGAAGATTTAATTTCTGAAAAAATTCTAACAGGTGAAGTTAGTGAAGACAAAGAATATATGTTATTTGTAAAAACAGAAAATGATGAAGAGATCATCAACATTGAAGAAAGAACAAAAGAAGAACCTAAGAAAAAAGTTAGTAGAAAGAAAAAGGGAGAATAATCTCCCTTTTTTTATTTAGTGTTTTTCGTAACCTAACTCCTCAATCATCATCTTACCAACTTTAATACCGTTGTAAGTGTCCTCTACAACCACGTATTCGTTTCTTGTGTGGTAGTTGTAGTATCCGATAGATATATTGAAACACGGGATGTTAAACATCGTTCTAATGGGGTATATGTCCGTGTAAGGATGTTTGTGATATTTGGTATCAGATGGAAAATGTTCTGTGATCAATCTACCACCAACTTCAAAGAATTTACTATCACGATCAAACATACTTCTTCCCATCAAGAACTCAGAGATCATATTGTTCTCAGGAGCATCAAATTGAATTCCATAACCAACGTTTGTGAAGAACTCAGCATCAGCTTTAAATGATCCTTTACATCCTGTTTCCTCGGACACAAAAAATGCCGCTTTCAGGTTTGGTAATTCATTCAATAATTCCAAACAACCGTATACACCACATTTGTCATCACCACCAATACCCGTTGGTTCATCATTGTCGTTATACGCCTTTAGTGATAATTTTATATTACCCTGAGCATCAGGTAACATTTCCTCAAAAACGTTAATAGTGTCAATGTTATGTACCGTATCGGTATGTGCAATCACACAGGGGAAATACGATATGTTTTCGTCGGTTTGTTTTGTTGCATAAATGTTTGACATTTCGTCAACATAAAAGGGGATATTGTTTTCGGTTAACCAATTTGTAATAAATTGGACCATTCTTTCTTCCTGATAAGTTTTCGTAGGTACGGATAATACCTCTTTCAATAATTCATAATTTCGTTCCATAAAACAAATATAGTAAAATAATTTGAATTATAAAAATTTTTTCTTTACTATTCTTCTTTCATTAAATAATTCGGGTTGATTATCCAATTGATATAGACCATCAATATCCAAAAGTCTTTGGTGATATTTGTTTGTTTTATCGTTATAAACATTAACCAACGCTTTATTTGTTTCAGGTTGTATAGTTTGAACAATAAATGATATACCAGAATCCTTTTTTGTTTTAACCCAATCAAACCCATATTTTTCATCAATAAAGTCTCTTATCTCACGATATCCGTTAATATCAATAAAACGATCATCCTCTTCAATTTTTTCTAACATTTGGTCTAAACCTTTTGAAAAATATTCCTGCATGTCATTATCATCCCAATCTTCACAAGTTTGTTCATATTCCAATTCAGACCAATACCCTCTAGTTTTAGTATCGTAAAGTTTTATTAATTTGTTCAATAATTCACTCAATGTAAATCTGTAGTTTTCAACATCATGATACCAATGTAATAATACCCCAACCGTTGTTTCAAATCTATAACCTTTGTGTACTTGCTTAATTCCAAATCTATCAAATGGTTTATCAATCTCACCTAAGATGATATCTTTAACCGCATCATTAATACATTCTTGCCATTTGGATGCATATTCATTGATTAAATCATCAACAATATAACTAAAGTCTTCACCTAAAATTTTTGATATACCTTCATAATCATCTTCCTTTATAAAACCATTAGAAAATTTAGCAATTTTGAAAGCCTTACTTCTGTTGTCATCATTAAAATTGTATTGAATATAATCACCTTGTTTCCACTTATCGTGTTCACTATACGAATCGTAATCACGACTTGAGTAATAACTGGTAAAAGCCCTATACGTGTAAATGTCATCACTATCCTCAACATCAATAGTATTCAAAAAAACCTCATCATCCTCAAATTTAATAACAACCTTAGAATTACTTGGATTTCTTTCATTGAATTTTACTTCTTCAATTATCGGATCATCCCCATCATCTCTCCATCCAGGATCATAACCTTTAGATACCTTTTTTAGAAACTCATATGTTTTACCACCTTTTATAAATGGAGACAATACTTTTAATGAAGATAAAAACGATCGTTTAAAATCGTTTATCTCTATAATTTCATTATGATCGTTAACATCTCTTATAACACTCCCATCATCATCATTATAAATGGAATATAAAGTATCATCCTTTTTACCGATCACAAAATATAAATCACCATTTTTATAATGATTACCCCAATTATCCTTACCATAAAAATCAGTTCCAAAATATTGGGCGGCATTTAAAGTTAATACTTTAACGATCTTAACATTTTCATCATCCTGTATTACATCAACATCCTCGTCGTATGGGTTATATTTTCCCTTTTCCATATGAAATAAATATCTAAAAATTTTGATTATTGTAGTTTTACACTTATATTTGTATTTATAATAAGTTATTTGACATATGGGGGTGTTTTTGGATTTGACAGGTATTGGCTGAGGATCAAGGGCACGTAGGGACTGAATTAATCTCTTTAAAAACTGGTTCACTTTTATAGACGGCAACGTTTTGAACAAAATGGAAACTCTTGGTTTAGTAAGAGAATCTGAAGTTACTGTAGCTTAATTTAAGTACGGAAACGGGGGGTCGGCAGACATATAACCTAGCAACAGAAGTCGTTGACGAGTTGGTTTTCTCTCTAAAAGAAAACAAAACGGGTATGGTTCCCCGTAAGGACTGTCACCGTCGCTGATCGGTGTGAGAACTCAGATATTTCGAAAGGTATGAAAAACCTTGATCTAAACGTGTAGTCCTTATCTGACAGGGTAGACTGGACCGGAGTTCGAGTCTCCGCACCTCCACTAATTGTAAACCTCATCTTCGGATGGGGTTTTTTTATGCGGTAAAATTATATTTTAATGTTGCGAGAAAATTATTTTTTAAAGCGCAAAAAAAGGGACGATTCACATCGGCCCTGTTAGTTTTTTTATATTAGTAAGTTTACTTAAAAAAATAAAAACCTGAGATTACAGTTTTTTGTGAGTTATCTTTTGAAGGATTATTGTTTCCCTTCTTATCCACTTCCTTTTGAGAAGTAATACTCAGTGACGGTATTTTAGGTTTACCACTCCTTGAGGTTTGAATTACTCTATCAATACTTAACTCTTTTTGAGACTGCCGTCCCAGTTCGTCCTTGCGGGACTAAAGGTCTTTCTTAACAATACACATTGACTTGGGGTCTCTGTGTGCAATGAACGGCTCATTACTATGTAGTCACCTTTCACTCAAACCTAATGGACACTTTTCCTTAATGTATTTTTTAATTATTGGATAATTTTGGAATCCATAAGTTTTGTGTTGTAGATGTGTCAGAGTAGTGGTCCACCATAAGCTTCGTTTCCTTTTGAGAAACGAAATACTAAACTACTCCGTGAAGTGTCCCCACCTCCATATTTTAAGATTACTTCATAAAGAGATCTTGGTAGATCAGTCTTTAGGGATAGTAGCGACACCACTCGTTCTCTATCTTACCTTTCGGTTTTAAGTCCTCTATCATATTGGGACCCGCAATAGTGTAACTGGATGGTCACATTTCTTACAGAGTTCC